TGAAACCAAATTATTTGAAACATATTCTTACGCTAGATTATATAAAAAGGGAGATGAGCTTGTAAGACATAAAGATAGATTCTCATGTGAAATATCAACCACATTAAATTTAGGAGGTGACGTTTGGCCTATATTTTTAGAGCCTTCTGGAGAGCTTAATAAAACAGGTGTGCAAGTAGATTTAGAACCTGGAGATATGTTAATATATCGTGGTTGCGAACTTGAACACTGGCGTGAACCTTTTAGTGGAAATATTTGCGGACAAGTTTTTTTACATTACAACAGTGTAAGTACAGAAAACGCTAAAAATAATATTTATGACACTCGACCACTCTTAGGACTGCCAGCTTACTTTAAAAGAAAGTAATGATATAATGGCGATATGGGTTTAAGAAAAGTTAATATAATACCAGGATTTGATAAACAAGACACTCCAACGGCTGCTGAAGGCAGATACGTTGATGGGGATAATGTTAGATTTAGATATAGTACACCTGAAAAAATTGGTGGATGGTCACAACAAACTACTAGTAAATTAGCTGGCGTTTCAAGAGCTATGCATGATTGGTCAGATTTAGATGGCACAAAATATGTAGCTGTTGGAACAAATAAAACATTAAATCTTTTTACTGGAGATACTTTTTATGACATCACTCCCTTAGCCAATACAGTTGCAACATGTTCGTTAACTTCGAGTTCAGGATCTTCAACTGTTACAATTCAAAGAACCTCACACAGTTTAGATGCTGGTCAATTAGTAGTTTTTCAAAACGTTACTTTGCCTGGAGGCGGAGCCACTTCGTTTACTGCTGATAATTTTTCCACCACTAATGTTTTTGAAATACAAAGTGTATCCGCTAATAGTTTCAATGTAGTAATGGCTTCAACTGAAAGTGGTTCAGGAATGTCATCTGCAGGTAACGTAGATACTAGACCTTATGAAGTAATAGGACCTGCCTTTCAAACATCACAATTTGGATGGGGCACTGGAACTTGGAATTTAAGCACTTGGGGTACAGCACGACCTAGCTCATCAGTAACATTAGATCCAGGAGGATGGTTCTTAGATAATTTTGGAGAGGTATTAGTAGCAACCGTACATAACGGAAAAAGTTTTAGTTGGAGTCCATCAGCTGCAAATCCTCTTGAAACACGAGCCACGATTATAGCTAACGCTCCGACAGCCTCTGTAGGAACTATCGTTTCAGATAAAGATAGACACTTAATATTTTTTGGTACAGAGACAACAATAGGAAATTCTGCTACTCAAGATAAAATGTTTGTTAGATTTTCAGATCAAGAAAATTTTAATGAATATAACCCAACCTCAACTAACACGGCTGGAAGTATAAGACTAGATACTGGAACAGAAATATTAACAGGTGTTCAAGGAAAAGATTATATACTTTTAATTACCGATGATGCTGCTTATACGATGCAGTTTGTTGGCCCTCCTTTCACTTTTAGCACAAGACAAGTAGGAACTGGTTGTGGGATATTTGGTAGAAATGCAGCTGTGTTTGCAAACGGTGTAGTATATTGGATGGGGTCAGGTGGATTTTTTGGTTTTGATGGAACAGTAAAAAGTTTACCTTGTTCTGTTGAAGATTTTGTTTTTAAAACTACAACAGGCAACTTAGGTATTAATATAGATAATGGATCTCAATTAATTTATGTAGGACACAACAGTTTATTTAATGAAATAATTTGGTTTTACCCAAGTGCAAGTTCGTCAGAAATAGATAGAAGCGTTACTTATAATTATGCTGAAAATGTTTGGACGACAGGAACACTCGCAAGAACCAGTTGGATTGATGCAAAAGTTTTTGATCAACCAAAAGCAACTGAGTTTAATTCATCAGGTAAACCTAACTTTCCAACTATCCTTGGCGCAACTACAGGGTCTAGTATTCTATATGATCATGAAGTTGGATTTGATGAAGTAAATTTATTTACCACTGGTACAACTACAACAGCTATTTCGTCATTTATAAGATCAGGGGATTTTGATTTAGATGTAGATGGAGATGGCGAGTATTTTATGTCAATGAGTAGAATTATACCTGATTTCAAAGAATTAAATGGCACGTCTAAAGTAACAATCTTTTTAAGAAGGTATCCTAATGATAGTGCAGTAAGCTCAACACTTGGACCTTTTGATATAAGCAACACTACACAAAAGATTAATACAAGGGCGAGAAGTAGGCAGGCAAGCATTAAAATTGAAAGTGATAAAGCTGGACAGTATTGGAAACTTGGTTTATTTAGATATGATGTAAGACCTGATGGTAGAAGATAATGGCAAAAATAGTTTCAAACATACCTGAACCAAAAGAAGTATATGATGTTTCTAATCAAAGACAGATATTAGAATCTTTAGAAACTTTAAAGCAACAATTAAATTTTGGTTATCAAAAAGATTTAAAGGATGAACAAATAAGATTTGAATGGTTTATTAGCTAATGGCAAACTTTTATAAAAATCAAGGATTTAAATTAAGCACTACAAACTTAACTACAGTTCTCACTACTAATACAAGTTCTGTGGTAATAGTAAAAGGTATGAATTTAATTAATGAACACAGTAGTAGTGTTCTTGTTGAGTGCTTTTTACATGACTCTTCAGCCAGTTCAGACTTTGAATTTTTTAGAGCTGACATTCCAACAAATTCAACACAATTTAATGCAGCAGGTCAGGCTATAAATTTAGAGGCTGGTGATGCCATAAAAGCAAAATCAGAAACAGCAAATAAGATAGAAGGTGTTATAAGTTTTTTACAAATAGATAGATCACAAGAAAATGGATAAGATAAACATATTTGTTGATTCTATATTAGTAGATTCTGTACAACATGAAGGATTAGATAAGGCTATATTATCTACTCTTGAAAAAGCTAAGGCTGAAAATAATTCACGAAAGAGATCTAATCGAGGTGGTTTTCAAACAGAAATATCTGACCCTTTTATTTTAAATACACTATTACAACAAAGTATTTTTATGCTTAAAAAATCTATGGAATTGCCAGACACAAAAGTTTCAATAGATGCATGGATTAATGAAAATAATAAAGGAGACTATAATAGTTTACATAGTCATATAGGTGCAAATTACTCAGGCACATATTATGTTAAGATTCCTAAAAAAGATGGAGAGTTAGTATTTAAAAGAGACCCTGCAGTTTTGTGGACAAGAAATCAAGATATTATAAATAACAATGAAACATCAAACTCATGGATATTAAAACCAAGTAAAAATTTATTTGTTCTTTTTTCATCACACATAGAACATATGGTTGTTCCACATAATGATGATGAATCTAGAATTAGTGTAAGCTTTAATATAAGATTAACTAAAGATGGCTAAGAAAAAGAAAAAGGGGGATATTGTATATATTAGGAACAAGCCAAGAAAAAGGCCTGGACGACATGCTAAGAAATATAGTAAAAGGATACCTAAGAGAAAAAAATCAAGAGGACAAGGATGAAATATAAAATTATAAATGGAGAAAAAGTTCCTGTGCTACCAGCTTCAGCTAGAGAAGTAATTAAGAATAAAAGAACAGGACAAAAATATAAAGATAAAGATGAGTTTCAGGCAGATGTGTTAAATCCAGCTACTGACACAACAGTTGATGATTTTGGACAAGATGTTGAAATAACTGTTGCTTCTTTAACAGTATCCGGTAAAACAAATTAATGCAGCCATATGGTGGTACAGAAATTCAATACGACTATTTAATTAAATATGCATCTAAATCATATGTTGATTCTGTTCAAATAACAACCTCTATCCCTGAAAAAATTCCATTAAATCCTTTAAAACCAAATATACTATGGTTAAAAAATTCTTACGATCAACCTAATCTTTCACCTTGGTTTAAAGATAAAAGTAACCATAGTAAATACGATTGGTATGTTTTTAACTCTCATTGGACATATGAAAAGTTTAGATACTTCTATGATGTTCCACAAGAAAAATCTGTAATTATAAAAAATGGAATTGATTATGATGAACTCAAAGTAAAGAAAAATTTTGATTTTAAATTACCATTAAAATTAATTTATATGTCTACGCCATGGAGAGGATTAAGTGTTTTACTTAAAGCCATGGAAATATTAAATGATGATGAAATACAGTTAGATGTTTTTTCATCTACACAAATTTATGGTGATAATTTTAAATCTCAAACAGATCATGAATATAAGCATCTATATGAAAAAGCTAAATCACTTAAAAATGTAAATTATAAAGGTTATTGTAATCATAAAGATTTAATATCTCAATTACCTAATTATCATATGAATGTGCATCCTTCTATATGGGAAGAAACATTTTGTATAAGTGCTATGGAATCATTAGCTGCAGGTCATTTGTTATTAACAACTAACTTAGGAGCCCTCTTTGAAACTTGTGCTGAGTTTCCTGTATACGTACCTTATTGTAGAGATGAGGATTATTTAGCTGATCAATTTGTTAAAAGTATAAAAGAGATAAAAAAAATTTTACAAACAACAGACTTAAAAGAGTCGTTGCTATTTCAAATGGATTACTATAAAAGATTTTATGATTGGAAAAATATAGGACCATATTGGAAAAGATTTATAATGGGAGTAATTAATGAACATAGAAGAGATAAAAAAAAATAGAGAAGAAACGGTAAGTGCAATAGAAAAAAATGAGGCTTTATTTGTTGCTACTCCTGTTCATTCAGATGTAAGTTTATATTATATGAAATCATGTTTAGATTTACAGAAAGAATGTTTATTAAATAAAACTAATATTACTTTTCAATTAATGAAAAGTAGTTTGATAACACAAGCTAGAAATTTATGTGTATCTGCTTTTTTAGAAAGTCCATCTCATCAACTATGTTTTATTGATTCTGATATACAATTTACTCCTAGATCAATTTATAGAATGTTTACTAGTCCACACGAAGTTACATGTGTGCCTTATCCTATGAAAACTACATATCGTGATAAATTTATTCATGACTTAAAAAAAAGACCTGATGGTGATTTAGAATCTTTAGGTAATATTTTTCCAATAGAAATTGAAAATCCTAATGAAATAAAATTACAAGATGGTTTTATGGAGATTAAAAAAGGTCCAACGGGATGTATGATGATTAAAAGATCAGCGTTAGAAAAACTTAAAAAAGCATATCCTAATTTAACAATAAGTCAAAAGACTATGATAAATGGTGAACTACTAGATAGACCAAACTATTATAATTTTTTTGACACATACTGGGATCCAAAAGAAAAGACATACATGGGAGAAGATTTTTATTTTTGTAAACTTTGGAAAGCAATAGGGGGTAAGATATACGCTCTTTGTGACGAATCTATTGACCATATTGGAGACAGTATTTACAGGGGTAAATTGATTGATGAATTGACCCAAATAGACAAAAAAGAAGATAAAAAAGAAGAACCTAAAAAAATATACTAATCACACAAGATATTGATTTAAGCCGCTACGAAAGGTAAAATAGGGTTTACTAGTAAAAATATATATTATGGATCCATTTACTTTAGCATTAGCCACATTTGGCATACAGAAACTACGTGGTAAATCTACAAGAAACGCCTTACAAAGCGCTGCATTAGTAGGGGGTGGCTCATATCTACTTGGGCCTTCTCAAGCAGGTGTCTTTAAAAATGTGGGTGGAGGAGCACCTTTCTCAGGTATTCAAGCATTATTACCAGGTGGTTCAAAAACTGCAACACCCGTAATGGCTGACTCAGCTACACAAAAAATTTTTCCAGCTACGCAGTTTGGTGATGTGGCTGATGGAATAACAACTTATGGTGACACTGAAGCTTTTATTAAATTTAAAGATGTGCCCCTTAAAGAAGCTTTAAAAGAAGGTGATATTTCTAAAGATGTTTTTAGAAGATTAAAAAAAGAGGGTGCTAAAACTGTTCCAAAAATGATTGACTTTGATCAGACAGAAGATTTTAGATTTCCTGTTGTAGATGAATCCCTTTTTACTCCAGCTAAACCTACAGGTATTATGGGTAAAGCAAAAAAATTTTACGATGAACTTACACCAGGTCAAAAGTTTCTTGGTGCCACTGTAGGTATACCAGCGGTAGCAGGTTTGTTTGAAGATGAAACACCTGTTAAGCCACCTTTCACAGAAGAGGATTATGAAAAAGCATATCAAAAACAAAGACAAGTTTTAGAAGGTGGTTTTCGACCAGCAGTAAACACTCGTCCAACTATGAGTCAAGTATTCGCTGACCCAACTGAATTAGGTTATGCAACAGGTGGTATTATAGAAATTAAAAAATTTAATAAAGGTGGTATTAATTATTTACCATCTAAATCTGATCATAATGAAAATGATTCTAATAATTATGTAAGAGCTACAGGTTATGTTGAGGATGGTTCAGGTAATGGAGATAAAGATGAAGATACAATGTTAGCACAATTAGCTGACGGTGAGTTT